ATGGTGCCCCGTTTGCAAGAATACTCGAACGATGATGACCGTCGTAAACGGGGCGGTCTACCTCATGATGCCGAGAGCGGCCTAGATCTTGAGCACCTGACCGGGATAGATGACGTTCGGGTTGCTGATGCCGTTCTTGGCTGCGATGGCCTGATAGGTGGTGCCGAACTTGGCGGCGATTCCGGAGAGCGTGTCGCCGCTCTTCACGGTGTAAGTGGTCGCCTTGTCCTTGCCGTTGATGATGTCCTGCGCCTCCCGGTACTTGCCGCCGCACGCCTCGATGACGGTCTTCCGCACCGGGTTGTTGCCGTACTTCCCGGCGTTGATCCACTCGGCGAGCGTGGAAGCGGAGGCGTCGTGGGTGTCGTTGATGAAGCCCTGAACCTCGTCGTATCGGCTGCCGCAGTAGTCCTTGCGGGCGTCGTCGTTGATGTTGTTCGTGACGATGTGGTAAACGAGTTCGAGCGTGGAGCCGGACGGCGCGGAGTCCTCCGGCTGGGACGGGGACGGCGCAGGGGTCGAGGTGCTGCCGCCGGGGTTGGCGTACCTCTTCCACGCCGCAGCGTCCATGTACGCCTTGTTCAGGTCGAGGTTGCCGCTGTAACCGGAAAGGCGACCGCACGAGCTGTACTGGCGGATGGCGCAGCTATACGTGCCCTCGTTCCAAGGCGCGTCCTGATAGCCGGTTGCGTTCATGTTGGCGTACTGGGCGATCCACAGGGCGCAGTTGAGTGCGTCCGCAACGGGCTTCACCTTGGCCATGCGGCTCTGCTGCACGTAGATGATGGGAGGGATGCCGGTGCGGTCGATGACGCGCTGTGCGACCTGACGCAGGTAGTCCTCGTTGCCCCATGCGGCGTTCTGCTGGCTCTCCCAGTCGAGGCACAGGACGCCCTTGCCGATCCAGTTCTTGATGTTGTCGATGAAGAAGTCGGCCTCGCCGATAGCGCCGGAACCGTCGATGTAGTGATATACGCCGAAAAGCTTGCCACGAGCGCGGGCCTGCTCGACCTGACGCGCGCAGTCCGGGGAGACGTAGGTCTTGCCCTGCGTGGCCTTGGCGATGATGAAGTCATAGGGAACGGCGTCGAGGTTGATGCCGTTCTGCCAGTTGCTGATGTCGATACCGTTCATGGACATTTCTAGCCCCTTCCGATCGAGATGAAGTAGTCCCAAGCGACGGCGTTGAACTCGTCGTAGTCGAGTGCGACGGGATACGCCTCGCACGGGTCGTGGATTGTGATGTGGCCGTAAAGGTTCTCCGTTATGAGCACCACGTGGCCGCCGTACTCGCGCCCGTCCTCGTGGAGCGCGCCCTCCATGGTTCCGAACACCAGACGCCCGGCGGCGGACTCCTCAAGCGCCCGCGATCTGTCCTCGTAGAGAACCGTGTAGTCGAGCTTCGGGTCTTGCTGCGCCATCCACTCGCAGAAGCCGGGCATGTAGTTCTGCCCGTCCTGAACGTAGTCGTTGCCCACGAGGTTGAGCAGCATGGGCGGCGTGCACGTCTCGCCAGAAAGCCTCTCCCAAGCCATGGCCGCGCACGTGAGACCGCAGCCGGACGTGGCGAGGTCTGCGCCGGCGTAGGGCAGCCCGCCCCACCGCTCGTCCGTCTGCATGTAGATCGGGACTTGCGGCTCGGCGGGCGTGTCGTACACGACGGGGAGCTGCTCCGGCTCCTCCTCGACGGGCTGCGGCTGAGTCCATACCACGAGCGCGCCGAAGAGGAACAGGGCCACGAGAAGGAGCGCTACTGCTGCTTGGAGAGCGGGCTTGTGCCCTCCTCCACCTCCGGCACGCCAACGATGCTCGTGAGCACCGACGCGACCGCAGCCGTGGCCGCGAGCGCCGCGATCTGCGGCCAGTCCAGCGCGGTAATGGAGACCACGGTCGTTCCCATGGCGGCGAGCGCCGTCTGGGCTGCGGTCTTGACGGCGCGGACGCCAGCCGCGACGACCCACTTCTTGATTCCGTCCTTGGTCATGGTTGAACCCCTTTCTAACCTTCATCGCCCACTCCCTTGTGTCGGACGACGATTGCGTGAACCTCGTCAATCTGCTTGGCCATGTGCGAGGTGGTCTGGTCGATGCGCTGGGCGGTGGCCTCGGTGTGCTCCAAGCGCCCGCCCATCTCGTGGCTTCGCTCCTTGGAGTCGCCGACCTGCGTAGAGAGCACCTCTAGGATTCGCGTCTGCGCCTGCTGGCCGTTGGAAAGCGTCTCGATGACGCGCGTCTGCTCGTTCTGCGCGGCCACCTGCTGCTGGGTGGTCTTGATGCGCTCGCGCTCGCGGGAGTCTAGGGCCTTGTCCGCCGTCTCCTGCACCTCGATGCGGTAGCGCTCGATCTCAAGCTTCTTCTCCTCGATGGCGCGCTCGTTCTCAAGCTGCTTCTCCTTGAGGGCGCGGCGCTGGGGCATGCCCCACTTGACGACCACGAAGCAGATAGCCGCAACGGTGAAGGCGAGGAGGGCGGCAAGCGGCTCGGCTATGGCGGCGGCCTCGAACCCTCCCGCTAGGGCATCCCCGCTCATGCCTCCTCCGGCACATAAGCCGAGGGGGCCGTCTCAAGCTCGGCCTCGCAGGCGTTGATCTTGGCGCGAAGCTCCTCGCGCTGGGCCTTGACCGGCTCCCATTCCTCATCTGGCATGACGCCGTCAGCGTGCTTGAGGGCCTTGTAGTCGCTCTGCACGAGAAGCTGCTTGTAACCGTTGATCTCGGCCTCGATGGCCTCTCTGGTTCGCTCCATGGCGCACTCCTTTCATAGGGTGCGCACATCGTATGGGCGGCGTGAGATTACGCGGCGGCCTTGAGCCTAGTCAGGTTCAGGATTTCCGCTCCGGGGGGGGTATTCATTGCCGAACAGCTCCTTGTAGAGCCTGTCCATGCTGAGGACGGTTTCGTGCGCGTCGAGCCTGAGCATGCCGCCGCGCCAGCTCTGGTATGACTGGTTTATCTGCCTCAGCGTTATCTCGCCACGGTCTAGCATGCGGCGCATCGCCTTGAGCTTGCGGCGCTCGCGGGTCATGGCCTCGCGGCTCGGGCGCACGACGACCTTGCCCGTGGGGCCGTAGTAGAACCGCTTCTTGAGGAACCTGAAGCCGCGCGATAGCTTGACGATACGCGTCTTCTTCTTGTTGATTGTGATGCCGAGGTCATCGCACAGTATCTCGATGCAGGCCAAGACCAGCTTGAGCTTGTCCTTGCTCATGTCGATGTAGTAGGAATCGTCCATGTAGCGGCCCGTCGCCTCAAGCCCCGCCATCTCCTCCGCCCAGTGGTCGATGGGGTTCGGGAGCGCAACCGCGAGTATCTGGTTCGGCTCGCTTCCGAGGCCGAGGCCCACGTCGCCGCATGCGTCTATGAGGCCGTTTGTCAGCGCCACGAGACGTTCGTCATCGAGGACCTTCATCACGAGCCGCTTGGCCGCGTCGTGGTCGATGCGCGCGAAGTAGTCGCTGAAGTCCACGAGCAGCACGTAGCCATCGGTTCCGTGCCGCCGGTAGTGGCGCGCGAGCTGGTTCTTGAGCCGCGCTATAGCGTAGTCGACGCCCCTGCCCTTCATGTTGGCGGAGTTGCCGGCGGTGAGCGTCGGCATGATCGCGGGGACGAGCGCGTTCTGGCTCAGCGACTTGTGTACGACCCGCTCGCTGAAGTGCACGGACGATATGTGCCGCAGCTTGCCGCGCTCAATGAGGTCGAACTCGTGGAAGCCGCGCCGGATGTCCTCGCCGTTCAGCAGGTCTTGGCGTGCCTTGTAGACGTTGCCCAGAACGTGGAGGCAGTAGCCCTGAACAGACGCCTTCCACGACACACCGCGCCTCGACTTCATGGCGGCGTCGTAGAGCGCGTCCATGTCGGCGATACGCTCAAGCGTGAGGCCGTCTATTCTCTCGGCCCTGTTGCGGGCGCGCTTTTCCTCGCGCCTAGCCCTGCGGGCAGCGCGCCTGTCGTCTGAGTTCATGGAGGGCACCCCGCACGGCTAGCAGTGGCGCTCGAACAGCCGCTTTGCGGGGAGGCCATGAAACCGGGCTGAGCGCCGGAGCGCCCGGCCATGCAAGAAGCGTCCGGCTCCCCGCGCGGGGTGCATATTTACGGCGCTGAGGCCGATGGTCGCGCCTTCCTTCCTCTTTGCGCTCGGCTTTCGGCTCTCGCTTACTCGGTCTGGCATTGAAAGGGAATCCGGGGCGGGGCCGCACCCACGTGTTGCGAGGGGAGTTGTTGTTGGCGTTGCCGTTGTTGTTGCAATAGCAGACGTTGGACGCCGAACCACCCATGACGGAGCGAAGCCACCAATTGACGCGAATAACAAGACGCAACCGCTACGCATTATAGCCGCCCGGCTGTTCGAGCACCACGGCCTCTAGGCGCTCAGCCTCGGCCATCGCGGCGGCAAGCCTGTCCTCCGCCGACTCCCTGCCGATTATGCGCGTGTACTTGCGCTTTTTGGAGACCTTGTCCGCCTCGTCGCGGATCATTCCGGAGATGCGCTCAAGCTCGCTCGCGGTGGTGCACTTCATGGCGATGAGGCACTGGAAGTCCTGCTCAAGCTGGTCGCAGTCGGCCAGAGCGAGGCCGAGGTAGCGCTTTCGCTCAAGGACGTTGTACGAGTTGCTCGGGTAGAAGCGGTTGGCCCTGTTGACGTTGTAGACGAGCGAGCGGGCGGTCTCCGCGATCGGAGCGCCCAGTATGAGCCGCTTGCGCTTGGGGACTACGCTCTCGCGCATCACGAGGGAAAGAACCTCGATACGGATGTCCACGGCGAGGCTCAAGTAGTCGGAATCGGCCTCTTTCCTGTTTCGCTCGAATACTTGGCTCATTTCGCCTCCAAAAATCGGCCCGCTTCGCGGGCATATAAAAACAAAAACAAAGGGCGACCGCGCAAGGCGGTCGCCGTAAGTATAGCTATGGTTCAGCTGAAGTCTCAGCTGAGGAGGAAGCCGGGGCGGGGCCGCACCCACGTGTGGCGAGGGGAGGCGTTGTTGGCGTTGCCGCTGGTGTGGCAACAGCAGACGCTGGACGCCGAACCACCCATGACGGAGCGAAGCCACCAATTGACGCGAACTTTCACGCGATCCTTGGCCACCAAGAGACGCGAACTTTCACGCGATCCTTGGTCTGGCGGAAAATGGGAAGCTGGCAGCTCTCGCCCACGGAGTAGCCCTTGGTTCCCCACACGGGGCAGCCGTAGACCTCCATCTCGTTGAGCGACCAGACCTTGCCGAGGTTGGCCCAAGACCAGCCCGTGGACTCCTCGACGTTGCCGCTCGCGCTGTAGCGCTCCTCAAGCAGGCACCGGCGGTCGATGATGCGGTTGCGGAGCGCCTGCGGGAGCTTCGGGAAAAGCCACTCGGTCTCCCACTTGTGCAGGTTGCTGTTGAGGTACGGGTGCTTCTCCTCCGCCGTGCCCTGATTGCTCTCGGTGTCTCCCCAGTAGAGGTACTGCCCGTCCGTCGTCTGCCAGTCCGGGTCGGTAATGGCGATGGGATCGAACAGGCACACGAGATGATGCTGGGTGAGCTGCGTGTCCATGGCGTTGAGGTAGGTGTCCATGCCCGCGATGCGAACGGTGAGGTTGCTGCTCTCGACAGGAACCGTGAAGTAGTCGCCGATCTGGAGGTCTCCGAAGCCGATGTCGCACAGCCCGCCGAGGTAGGCGTAGAGGTCGGACTGCCCGGAGAAAAGCGAGTTGAGGTTGCGGCCCGCGTAGATGCCGCCGAACTCCTGACGGTTGGACTCCGCGTCGGCCGATGCCTGCGTTGCGGCGTCTCGGGCCACTTGGTCGATGATCGTGTAGTTGGTGCCCTTCACGTTCATTGTCTTTGCGTCTGCCATTGTGGTTTCCTTCCTATGCGAGGGTGATGGTCGTGCCGCTTGCCGAGCACGTCTGTCCGAATGTGAGGGTGCTGCCCTCGACCGTGACCTTCGATGCCGGGCAGTAGATCGTGCCGTCCATGTAGAAGAAGTCGTCGGTTGCGTCGGCGATCATCGAGCCAAGCGTGTCGATCTGCCCGCGCATCTCTGCAACGTCCTCGTCTCCGACCACGCTCGATTGCAGGTTGTCCGCGACGCTGCGGGCGTAGGCGGCTGCGGTGTTGGCGTTCGATGCCGCGCCGTTCGCGGAGTTGATGCCGTTCTGAAGCTGCGTCTTGAGGCTCTGGTACTCGCTGACGCGCTGCTCCTCGGCCTCTACGCGCGCGGTCTCCTGCTCGACGCGGGTGTTCTCTGCGTTCTGGCGGGCCGTCTCGTTGCTCTTGCGGGCGTTTTCCGCGCTCACGCGCGCGGCCTCCTGCTTCTCCGCCTGCTTCTCGTAGGCGTCCCACTTCTCGTAGAGCTTGGTGAGCATGTCGTCGTAGAACCCGGCGGCCTCCTCCGGGTCGGAGGTGTCCACCGCAGGGAGCACGCGAAGCTCGAAGCCCTCGGTAGACTCGGCCTTGGTCGAGCCGCTGTAGAGCACGAAGTGCGCGAGCCTCGCGAGGCCCGGCGAGGACACCGCCTGAGACGGCAGCGTGCAGCTGACCGTGCTGCCGGAGACTGACGCAGTGCAGCGCGCCCACGTGCCGTCGGCCTTGAGGATGTCGAGGCGCGCCGTCATGTTGCTCGGCGTGTAGGCCGCTCCGTCGTTCATCAGCTGCGCCTTGATGGTCTGCGTTGAGACGTCCCCCTCGCGCACCACGACGCGGGGCGGGACTAGCGCCGTGGTCTTGTTTACCTCAAGGATTATGTTGTGGGTTACGGCCATACGCTACTCGCCCCCATGTTCCATCATCCAGTCGATTGCCATGATCTCCTCACCGCTGAGCACTCCTATAACGTCATCGGGGGTCGCCTTCATGATCTCGACATCGCGCTCGACCTCGGACACCTCACCCAGACGGCGAAGGAACTCTTGGTATCCCTCGCACTCAGGCGTTACGGCGAAGTTGACGACGTTTCCGCTGTCGTCCCTCACCTCCGTACCGTACTCGTGGATAAGCTCGTTTCTGAAGGCCTCGTAGTCGGCGATTGCATCCATGATTGCGCGCATGTTCACGGCGGCCTTGTATCCGACGAGCGTCCTGCTCTTCATCACCGGCTCTAGCGATTTGGCCATCGCTTCAAGCTGAGCGTTCGTGTATGTCATTTCGCGTTCACCTCGTTCATGTCGATTCCAAGGGCTGAAAGAATCAAGTCGAGCTTTGCGTCCATGGCTGTCAGGCTTGCCCCGGTGCTTTCCGCAGGTGTCTCGTCAACGGGGTCTGAAGGGTGGTTAGGCCCATCCTTGGCTTGGATAAGGATTTCGTCCATGTCGTTCCTTCCCTAAATGATCACGCCGTTTTTCACGTTCACGTCCCAGTAGGTTCCGCTTGGGGACGTGAGCCGCACCGTTCCCATGCTGCTGCCCGATACGAGCGTCTTGCCTCCAGAGACGCCTCCGCTGTTGGGGTCAATCCAGAAGTTGCGTGCCTTGTAGTTCCTTCCGTCGAGATCGCACCCGATTGCGACCGTATCGGCAGTAAAGCCTCCGAACGCCTTGTTGATGTACGAGAGCTTCATCGTGTACGAGTCGTCGGATGTTGCCTCTCTAACCGACCAAGTCATGTACGCGCCCTCGTCTTCGAGGTCGAACACGAGGCCCCTCTTTGACGAGTCGCCCGTGTATCGGTTCGTGCCGATCTTGCCGACCTCGTAATCGGAGTAATAGAAATGGATTCCGTTGCTCATGAGCTTGAACGTGCTGTTTCCGATGTAGGAGTTCTCTATCGTGAGGCCGCCGATGTAGCCCGATGTGGTTCGCAGGTACCCGCTCGATAGGTTCCAGTAGTTCCTTCCTGAAGCGTCCGATATGGTTCCGGTCGCGATGTACGAGGCGTTGATGTAGAGCCTTTTGTTCGACAGGTATATTCCTTGCGTCTGCCCGTTGTTCGTGAGCCTGTTGAAGACCTCCTGCTGCGTGAGGTTGTCGTCAAGATCGTCGGTTGACTGGTTTCCAGACGTGAGCGCGCGTGCGAGCGTAGGCGTTGTGTACGTCACCGTTCCGTCAGACCACGTTATGCGGCTGCGCGTCCAGTAGTAGCGCCCCTTGACCCAAGTCGGCTGCGTGCTCTGCCAAGAGCCGCCCGTCTGGGCGGTTTGGCTCGTTGAGAGGTAGTACTGCTCAACGACCTCAGCCGCGCCGATGCCCTTGTCGTTGGTGATGCGGCGCGGGGTCGTGTACTGCACCGAGCCGTCCGCGAGCGTCATCTTCACGCGCGTCCACATGTGCTTGCCCTGCTGCCAGAGGGCCGTGGTCGTCCAGCTCGTGGGCTGGGCCGACGCGCTGTCGGAAAGGCCGTACTGAACGTCAGTCGAAACCACCATCTCGCCGGCGGTCTTGTTTCCGACCGACGCCGTTGCGGAGATGACCACCTCGCCCGAGTCGAAGTCGGCCATGAAAACGGGGTCGTTGGGGTCTCCGACCAGAAGACGACCGGCCTTGATGAGGTTGGCGAGCAGCGTGCCCGTGGTGATCCAGTCAGCCACGAAGCCCGCGCCGGTGCCGAAGGTGCGCCAGTCGTAGGAGCCGTCGGCCTTGGTTCCGTCCGCAATCCTGAATCCGAGGGAGCAGAGCTGCATCGCCGTACCGCCCGTTGCCGTGGGCTGCCCGTCCTCGTCAAGCGGCACGCTTGAGAAGATGAAACCGTTCTGGTAGCTCACGTGCATGTAGCTCATGCCGTTCACGTTGAACTGCTCGTTGAGCGAGTCGATGAGCTGCTGGAGGAACGCGGGCGTGGTGCTCGCAACCGCGTCCCAGCTTCCCGACTGGTTTTGCAGGTTCGCTATCTGCTGCTGTTGCTGCTGCAAGATGTCGGCGATGCTCTCGATGACGTTGCCCAGCGTGACCGTCCGCGTCTTGCCAAGCATGTCGATGACCTGCTTGGTGACGCGGCCCTGACAGCGCAGGGTCGGCTCGAAGCTTCCGTCTACCATCTGGGTATCGTCGCCGACGCCCACGCCCTCCCACGGGCGGCCCATGGCCACGAGGTCAACCACGTCCGCCTCGTAGGTGACGCCGGGCGTCTTGTGCTGGTCTAGGTAGTCCTGCGTCTCGTCCTTGAGCTGCTGCGCGTCCTCGCAGCTCGAGTTCTCGTACTTTCCGAACACGTGCTTGAGGCCGCCATTGCCGTCGGGACGTCCGTACAGCTTGAGGGCTTCGGCGTCCTCCACGTAGTCCTTGCCGTTGTTGATCTCGCCGAAGGTGAGCTTGCGCCCGTAGCCGCCCGCGTCCGTTTCTACGCCCTTGCCGTAGCCGTAGCACGCGGTGATGGCTCCCCAGTGCTCGGTGCGCGTGATGCTGTTGATGTCCTTGCCGTAGCTGAAGCGGCGGTGCCCGTTCGCCTCCCCACGGTGCTTGAGGATGGATACGCGTCGGTGCGTCACGCCGTCGGCCCCCACCGTGATGGAGGTCTGAAGCTCGCCGCCGCACTCTAGGATGCTGTTGAGGGCGGAGCGGCAGTCGGTGTGGTAGAAGGTGAGGCCGTCGGAAACGGTACCCGGCTGGTCTACCGTCCCGACCTCCCAGCGGGTAGGCTCAAGGCACACCTCAAGGGCGCGCTGGAAGCTGTACCCGTAGGGCCGCTTGTCCTCGATGTAGTCGCCGAAAAGCTCGCAGATGGAGTTGAGCGCGGTGTCGCTGTAGATGGGAAGCCCTGCGGCGCTCGCGCCCTGCGGGTCTTGGCACACGTGCTCGTGGGGAGCACCGTTGAGGTCTTGCCACACAAGGCGGTACCCCTCCTTGAGCGGGAAGGTGGTCGTGATGTCAACGGTGTCCTCGCCGTTCAGGCAGTCAGTCCACACGAAGCCGAGGAGCTGGCGCGAACCGATGGTTCCCACGTAAGCGTCATGGCGGCTGTACACGTCAACCCTCATCACAGCCACCTTTCGTCCCACTCAACGGTGGCGGTTCCGCCCGACACCATGAGCGATGCATCGCCCTCGATGGAAAAGAAGTCGCTCGTTATGTCCACGGCGTGATCAGTGCCGTTGACGGTGCAGCGCTCAAGCCCCATGTCGAGCACGACGGTCTGTGAGCCGGTGAAGCTCGCGAGCACGCGCACGTACTCCCCAGTTCCTACGTTGGTTATCTGCCATTGGCTGCCCTTGGGAGGCTTCACGGTCACGACGGGGCGCGCCGGATAGCTCCCGCCGACCCGCACGCGCTTGGTTCCGCTCACCTCGACGCTGCGGCGTTGCCCGTAGGCCACCGGGTCTGCGCAGAGGAACACAAGCTCAACGTCGGGGATGTAGGCGGGCTTGCTCAGCTCCGCCCCGCCCTCGTAGAGCGCCATGAGGTAGATCGTTGGGTCATCTGGCAGAACCAGCGGCGCGGGGTCGGCGGACATCAGGCACGCCGAGAGTGCCTTGCGCGCCTCGGTTACATCGCTCATGAGGCGGCGGGTGATGCAGCCGCTCACCGTGACCTCTATGGCGTCAAGCTCCACTGAGGACACGAGCGCCCCGTCCATGCCGGGCACCTGCGTCTGGGTGATGCGCCGCTTGGGCACCACCTGCCGCTTCACGTCGGTCACGAGCAGGTACGGCGAGAGGTCGTTGCCGTCGAACTCTATCCTCTGGTCGAAGCTCATACGGCGTACCCCCTTCCTCGTGCCGTGATCCTGCTGCTCTGCGCCAAGGCGGTCGATACCGCATCGACGCCGATGTAGGCGTTGGTGTCCTTGGATGCTATCTCGCGCAGAAGATTCACCATCTCGCCCAGCATCGCCATGACCTCGGCATCGCCCCCGCCGTCCTGCTGGGCGGCTCCGTACCCCACGGTGCGCACGCCGGACGAGAAGCCGCCGCCGTTGGCCTCGAAGTACGAGGCGCTCGCGAGCCTTCTTGCGGCGTCGGAGACGGTTCCCTCGCCCCTGAGCATGCCGCTCGCGAAGTTCTGCGCGAGGTGCAGGCCGGAGGTCTCGCCGCCCTTCTCGGCGCCAGACCACGGGCCTTCCTCCGGGACTGAGAAGCCCATGGCGCGCTTGGCGGCGCTGACAATGCTCCATGCGGCGTTCGAGACCCACGTGATGCCCGCGCGGATGCCGCTCGCGAAGTTGCTCGCGAGGTGGCTGCCCCACCCGTAGGAGTTGCCCGCGTTCTGCATGTTGCTGGCGGCGCTGGCGAGGCTCCGCGCGTTGCTGCGGGTGGAGCCGACGCCGGAGCCGATGCCGCTGGCGAAGTTGCTTGAGGCGCTGCGGCCCTTGCTCGAAAGGTCTGAGGGCGTGCCGGAGACGCCGGACGAGGCGCTGCTGGCGAGGCTGCGGGCGCTTGAGGACACCGCGCCGATTCCCGCCGCGAGGCCGGACGAGAGGCCGCTTGAGGCCCTGCTTCCCGTGCTCTGCGCGTCCCCCGGAAGCCCGCTGATTCGGTCGATGAGCTGCTGGCCGAGCTGCGCGATCGAGCTGAGCGGGCCGTCCGTGTTGCCGCTGATGCCGTTTGACAGGCCCGCGTCGACGTCGGAGCCGATGCGGTAGAAAGCCTGAGACGGCGAGTGCGATTCCAGCATGTCCTTGGCCTTGCTGATGACGTCCTCGCCGAGGAGCGCGGCCTGCTCCTCGGAAAGCGTGCCGTTGGCGATGCCGTCTGCAAGGCCCTGGTCGATGTCGTGGCCGAGGAGCTGCGCGGCTGCGGGAACGTCACCGCCCGTGAGCTGAAGCGCGATCATCGAGAGCATGGTGTTGGTCGCGCCGGATGCCGTGAAGCTGTTGGCGTTTATGCCGTCGGCCACGCTCTGAGGTAGGCTGATGCCCGCGCTGTTCATCTGCGACGAGACGCTAGACCAGTCCCCCGTTGCGGCGGCCTTCAGGATGCTCGTGGCGGTGTCGACGTTGACCGTCCCGCTCTGCATGCCGTTGGCGAGCGCCGTTGCGGCGTTGAGGCCCGCATCTCCCATCTCGATGCCCATGTTGTCGAGCGTCGTGATGATGCTCTGCGAGGTGCCGTCCCACGACGCGACGAGCTGCGTGAGCTGATGGTCGTTGAGGCTGCGGAAGGACTCGACGGACACGCCCGCGTTACTCAGGTCGGTGGCGAAGTCGTTGATGTCTCCGCCCACGGCGTTCATCGCCGTGGATACGGTCGAGCTTGATAGCACGAGGTTCTGCATGCTGAGCGCGTTGCCCTCGGCTATCGCGGCCTGCGCCGTCATTGACGATGAGACGTTGTTGATGGAGGTGTTGCAAGCGTCGAGAGCCGCCTGCGCGTCGTTCACGGCCTTGGCCTCGTCTGAGTTGGCAAGCTCGGCCTCCCACGCCGCCTCGGCCATCTGCTGCGCGTTGGTGACGTAAGGCCCGCACATGTCGATGTAGTTCTTGATGTACTGGTCGCGCGCCTGCTGCTTCTCGTTGTACGCCTGCTGGGCCTGCGTGAGCGCGGTGATGTCCTCTGCCTGCTGCTGGTAGAGCGCGGAGAGGTTCTGCTGCTGCGCGTCGACCTGTATCTGCTGCATCTTCTGGTCGATGTAGCTGCCGAGCGATGAGGTCACGTCCTGAATGGCCCCGTTCTCGTCCGCGAGCTTGCCGTTGGCGGCGTCGGTGACCTGAATCTGCGTTCCGCACAGGTCGTTCACCGTATCGACGGCGGTGCGGAGCCGCGCCTGCGCGTCGTTGGCGAGGTCGGTGTGGTTGGCGTACTGCTGGATGGTCGAGTATGCCTGCTGGAGCTGCGCCATCTGGGCCGAGGCGCTGGTGTTGGTGTCGCTGATCGTCTGGGCGAGCTGGGCTTGGGACTCAAGCATCTCGTCAATGTCGACCTTTGCGGCCCCGGCGGACTCGCCGTAGCCCTCCAAGGCGTCGGCACCGGCGTTCGATGCGCTCACGCCCTTCTCCGTTGCGGCGGTAAGGCCCTCGGTCGCGGCCTTCAGGTTGTCCTCGTGCTCCTTGGCCTCTTGGAAGACGCCGACCAAGGCGGTGATTCCCGCGATGATCGCGAGCGGCGCGATGGTCGCCAGCGCGAGCTTGAGGCCGGTTGCCGCTACGGATGCGGCCTTCATGGCCACGCTCTGGGCGGTCACGGCGGTGGTGCTCGCCTGCGCCGCCGTGGCCGAGGCCTTGTATCCCTCCACGGTTCCCTTGGCGGCGTCCATGGCGCTCTTGCGCTCGGACACCTCCTTCTGAAGGCTCTCAACAAGCTCGGAGTTGGCCTTGCTGCCCTTCTTCTGCTCGCGCTCAAGATCGCGCACGGAGGCGTTGTACTTTGATTGCGCCGTGTTGGCCTCGGTAACGGCGTCGATGTACTTCTGCACGCCGCCCGCCGCCTTGGCCGCCGGGTTCTTCTCAAGCGCCTTCGACAGCTTCTCGTTGCCCTGATACGCCTTGAGTGACGCGACGTTGGTCGTCGTGAGCGCGTCGGCGTATGTGGCAACGTCCTGCTTGGCCCTGCCGAACGCCGTGACCATGGAGCCTACGCCCTTGGTTATGCGCCCGGTGACGGACAGCACGGGGCCTGCCGCTGCGGCCACGAGGCCGAAACCGATGACGGTCTTCTGCGTGCCCTCGTCCATCTGGCTGAAGGCGTCGGCAGCGCCGCCCACGGCCTCTGCGGCGTCGGTCACCGCCGGTGCGAGGGCGCTGCCCACTTGGATGGAGGCGGTCTCGATTGCGCCGTTCATCTCCTCGATGCTGCGCTGCGTGTCGCCCATCTGGGAGTCGGCGAGGCGCTGGGCCGCCGTCTGGTCGTTTGTGGCAGCCGTGTAGCGCTGGATGCCCTCGGTGCCTTGGTTCATCATCACGAGGGCCGCGCGGGAAGCGTCGGCGCCGAAGATCGTCTGTATCGCGGCGTCGCGCGTGGCGGAATCGAGGCCGCCCAGCTTCGCCTGAAGTTCCCCGGCGATGCTCGCGGCGTCCATCATGTTGCCGTTGGAATCGCGCGTGTTGATGCCGAGGGCTTCCATCTGCGATGCGGCGGCGTCGGTCGGTGCGGACAGGCGCTGTAGCATCGTCTTGAGCGAGGTGCCCGCGTCGCTTCCACGGATGCCGGCGTCGGCGAAGGCACCGAGCACGGCGGTGGTGTCCTGAATCGACCACCCGGCGCTGTGCGCCTGAGCGGACACCTGAGAGAGACCCTGAGTGAGGTCTGCAACGTCCGCAGACGATGCGGCGGCGGCACCCGCTAGGGCGTTGGCCGCCTCGCCGGTCTCGTCGGCGGTGAGGCCGAACGCGCCCATGGCCTGAACGGTCACGTTGGCCGCCTCGGCGAGCTGAAGGCTTCCGGCGGCTGCCAAGTCCATGGTGGTCTTGAGCGCGCCGCCCTTGATGTCGGCTGCGGTCAGTCCGCCCTTGGCAAGCTCCTCCATGGCGGCACCGGCCTCGGACGCGCTGAAAACGGTGTCAGCGCCCATGTCCAAGGCGAGCTGTCGCAGCTCCTCCATGTTGGCCGAGGGGTCGTTGAGCGCGCCGGAGACGCGGCTCATGCTGCTCTCGAAGTCGATGGCCGTCTTGGTCGCTGCGGTGCCGATCGCGGCGAGGGGGACGGTGACGCCGGCGGTCATGGTGTCGCCCGCGTCTGCGACCTGCTGCCCGGCGCTGTAGATGCGACCGCCAGCCTCGGCGGCCTTGGAGCCTGCCTCGACCCAGCTCTTGGACATGGAACCCTCTGCCGCTGCGGTCTTCACCGCGAGGCGGTCTAGGGACTTCTCGGCCCTCTCGACCGCAGAGGCGTTGTAGGAGCCGGATATGGCGATGGAGATGCTTGCCTTACCCATTGAGGTACTTCCTTATGGTCTGCTCGATACGGGTCTCAACCGCGTCCACAACGGCGTCCTCGTTGTCCAGTACGGCCTTCACGAGGGCGCGGGGAGGGTTGCCCTGCGGGACTCCGACGGGGAGGCCCCTGCGCCTGCCCGAAAGGTAGACGGCCCCGGCGTTGGCGAACTCGATGGTTCCCGCGCCGGGGTCGGTGCTCTGTATGCGTATTCCGTTCGAGATCGCGCGCATGGCCATGCTCGACGCGTAAGCGCCGGTTCTGGCGATTGACTGGGCGTTGTTTCGCGCGTCGGTGAGGATGGGCTTGGCGTCCTGCTTCAGGCCCTTCTTGAACTCGCGGGGAAGCTCCTTGTTGATCGAGCGCAGGGCCTTGATGGTCTCCTGAAGCCCCTTGGCCTCGATGCGGACACCGCCGCCGTGAGTGAACGCCATCATTTCCTCCCGCGATTGAAAATCCTGTTTACCCTCGCCCTTCGCGCCTCCATGTCGGCCTTGCGCCCCCGCTCCTCCTGAGCGTCGTAGAACATGTCCACGTACTCATCGAAAACAGCGGGGTACTCGTCGCACAGCCTCGCTAGGTCATACGGCGAGCACCCCGTTCTCAGGCTCAGCGCGGCTATTCGGGGCGCGCGTCCGCTAAAGGGGCGTCGGGCTTGTTGTCCTTGATGAGAACGTCGTAGGTGTCCGCAAGGGCCTCGACGGCCTCATCGAACTCCATGCCGTCAAGGCCAAGCTCCTTGAGCTTCCCAGCGCGCTTGGCGGCAACGTAGGCCCACGCGAAGTCAAGGCGGTTCTGGTTGGTGACGCGATCCGGCCAGCCTGCGGCGTTCTCCTGCGCCTCCCAGAGGGCGGAGCGGCCGCCCTCGATCTCGAAGCTGGTGCCGTACTCCGGCTTGGTGAACACGAAGGCGTATTTCATCGCTGCTCCTTACTCGGTGATGTAGCTCTCGACCTTGTTGATGATGGTTACGGTGACGGGGGTGCCGTCGGCGGAGTCGATGCCGATGTCATCGGCGCTGAACTCGACCTCGGCGGCGTTGCCCTCGGGGTCGACCTCCGGCATCTCGAAGTTCCACGGCACGTTCGTGAACGCGACTTCGAGCGTGCAGTTGGCGTCTGCGGAGTGCGTGAACTTCCACAGCGCAGAGCCGTACACGATCTTGGATGACACCTTGGTGCCGTCGGAAGCGCCGGTGAGGCACTTGCGCATGAGCGCGAAGTCATCGGGCACGACAGTCATGTTCACGGAGGTGGTCAGCTTCCCCTCGGCGAGGATGGTGGGCACGACCTGACCCGCCGCGCGCTTGGCCTCGAGGCTGTTGGACATCTCGAAGCTGCCCTGCGTAACGGTCACGTCGCCGGGGGTCTGGCTGGCGGTGTCGATCTGGAAGTCTCCGCCGGTGGGCACGAAGTAGCCGTCGAAGCACGAGGGGTTCACCACGTCCGCCCAAGACTGGAACAGCGTGGCGTCGATGCCCGCTGCGGTTACGCTGATGTCGAGCGGGGCGTTGCCCTCGAAGGTGAGGCCAAGCGTGTCGATCTTGCAGCCGTCCACCTTGTGCACGGTCTGCTGGGCGGTGTCTCCGATCTGGCCCCAGAAGGTCAGGAGCGGCAGCACCGAGCCGAGCGTGATGACGTGCTTGTGGTAGCCGGACTTCCCTTCAACGGGCGTGGAGACGATGTTGCCCATTGCAGCGAGGCAGTAGAGCGCGAGCGAGTCCGCGTAAGCGAGCGTCTCGAAGTCGACGCCCATGTTGACCTCGGAGACGTAGGCACCGTTGGCGGCGTTGGCGCGCAGGCCGCACGCCACGGCCTTCTGCTCGATGGTGCGCTCGGGGTTGACAAGGCCGCCGCCCGTCAGGCCGTGCTTGATGGTGGGCTGGGTGGCCGGGGTGTCTCCGTCCTGAAGCGCCACGCCCAGCATGCCGATGGAAACGTTAATCATCGTTGGTCTCCTTCTTCCGTGCGGCGGCGCGAACCGCCCCCTGCTCCTTGAGCGCCCTCACGAGCGCATCGGGCGCTTTCACCTGCGCGCCCTTCTTGAACCGATACGGGTGCCCGTTGAAGAACACCGCTACATCCTTGGTGGCGATCACTGCACTACCTCCCTGAACTTCTGCGGGCACTTGGCGAAAACGGAGCACTGCACGCCCACGGATGCAGCGGCCATGTGGTACTTGGAGCTGTCGCCGGAAACCCCGGCGGCCTCGATGGACGGGAACGAGTTGTCCACGGTCATGCGGAGGCGCTGGTCTGCCATGACCGCGTTGAAGACCGCGTCCACGTAGGCGAGCAGCGTGGCTGATGCCGTCGCTTGGTCGGAGTGCCGCGCGAAGCACATCACGTGAACGGTGAAGTCGAGCTGACCGGCACCGGGAACGGCGCGCCCGCCCATGGTCGCGGTGTCAACGATGGAATCGACCGCGATGTAGAACGGCGGCTCGCTGGTCGGGAACCCGTCGTAGACCTTCGGTGCCTGCACGCCGGGGTAGAGGTCGGCGAAGCCCTCGGCTACCTTGGCCATGCGCCGGTACAGCTCGTCGCGCGCCTCCTTGAACGTCACCATACGAGGTTCGCCCCCCGTCCGAACTGCTCGATTGCCGCGTTTACCTCCGGGATGTCGGTAGCGCCGTCCTGCCCTGCGGTCGTGAAGCGGATGAACCCGGCGTCGGTGCTCTCGCCCGTGGCCCCGATGGGGCGGTTGGACGGTCGCAGCATGTAGGCCGCAAGCTCCAAGACCGCGCGGGACACCTGAGCCGGAAGCTCCTCGTAGCCGTAGACGTACTCGACCCAGCACGGGCGCGGGAAGCACGCCACGGGCACCGCTTGGCAGTCGCTCGCAAGCTCGTAGCCCTCGGTGAGCAGCTCCCGCACGTCGCCGTGTTCGAGGGTCACGCACCGCTCGCGCCCGTAGTCCTTGGTGCGCCCGATCCGTGCCACGAAGGAGCGGCGGGCGTTGCGCTCGAACACGTCGGTCGCGGCCTGACGCGCTTGGAAGAGCGTCTCCTCGGGGAGTTTGTCGAACTCGTCCTGACCGTCGCCGTAGCCCTTGAGCGCGTCGAGCCTGAAGTAGTGGCGGGACACCACCTCGATGTAGGTGGTGAAAAGCGTCTCGCCGCCCTTCTTCCAGTCGATGCGGGCGGTGTCCGGGGCCTTGAGCGTCGGCAGCGTGACGGCGTTGTCCTCAACGGGAAGACCCTGCTCCCCGCCGAAGCGGGGGCGCAGGGTCGCGGAGTCGATCGAGGCGTCTGCCTCAAGCTGCAAGACGGCGGTCTCCGATGCCGCGACGCGGACGGTTGAATCCGGCGCTACGAGCATCAGGACTCCTCGTCCTCGTCATAGCCCTCGTCGTCCTCGTCCTCAACGGGTTCGGGCTTCGGCTTGGGCTTGGCCTTGCGGCGGGTGGTCTTGGCCTTGGGCTTCTCCTCAGGCTCCGGGTCGAGCAGGCCGCGCGCTGCGGCCTCCTCGTCGGACATGACCTCGCCCTCGAAGGCAACGAGGAAACCGTTCCGGATGACGCGCTTCTTGCTGGTGAACATGACTCCTCCTTACGCGCCCACGCCAGCGGCGGCGGGAGCCTTGTCGAGGTCGGTCTTGGTGGCGAGGCAGAAGGCGTCCGGGTAGCGCACCTGAAGCGCCTTGGTGTGCTCGCCGAGGATGGAAAGCTCGTTCTTGATGAACTGGTCGTTGTAGTAGCCGATCTCAACCGTGGTGCCTCCGTGGATGGCGCGGCGGCGGGCTGCGAAGGAGTCGTACACGAGGATGCCGGGGCAGCTCGCGTCCTCGACCACCTGCATGCCCCAGTACACGTCGGAGCCGAGCGTCTGGTACAGGCCGGTCTCGGTCTTGTACAGGTCGATGGCCTCGCGCACCTCCGGGCTGACGGCCACGTGGGTGGGGATGCGGCGGGCGTTGCGCATGACCTTGGTGCGCATCATGCGGATGGCGTCGAAGTACATTCCGCCCATCTTCTCGGTGAAGGTCTGGATGCCGGTGACGTTGGTGATGCCCACGATGTGGGTGGAGTCGGAGCCGTTCCAGTACTTGCCGTTGGTGATCTCGTCAAGGTCGAGCAGGAGGTCGTGCTCGATGATGTCCAGAAGCTCGTCGTAGTCCATCAGGGTGTCCTTGGAGATGGGCACGTAACCCGCGATGGTCTCCTTGTTGGCGACGGCGTCCTTAAACGCGTAGATGACCTGAGCCTTGGTGGCGCTGGTGCCGGAGGTGACGCCAGCCCACGTAGCGGGCGCGCCGGTCTCGTTGGTCTTGTCGCGCTGCTTGTAGGTGACGGAGCCTGCGGCTGGCGTCTCGAGCAGGGTGCTCGCGAAGTTCTGGAACACGCCGGGGAGCTTCGCGGGAAGCTCAAGCTCGATCTCGGTGGGAGCGCCCACGGTCACGACGCTGGCGGCGTTGCGCGGGCCGACCTCGGCGGAGTTCTTGAAGCCGACCTGAAGGCCGTGGAACTCGTCGCGGGCACCGAGGATGCGCACGCCGAAGGACTCGTTGTGCGGCTTGGGCTTGGGCGCGTTGCGGAGCGCGTCCTCCTCCTCGATGACGTGGCCGATGGTGATGTCCAGCTGCTCGATCTGGCCCTGGATGACGAGCGCCTTGCTCTCGTCCTTGTCATCCACGGCTCGGCGCTGCTCCTCGGCGAGGCGGTTGCGCTCCGCCCAGAGCTGCTTGGAATTGAGGATTGCCATGTTCTACTCCTTTGTCCGGTAGACCCTGTTTCCCAACACGAGGAGGCGGCACCCCTCGTTTTGCTGCATGGTATTTGCGGCGTGAGATTTGCCCGGCTCGTCCTCCGGCTCGGCGGGCTTGGGAGTGGAAAGCGCCTCGATTGCCGCCTTCGGGGCATGCTTGTAGCGGGCCAGCATGGCCGGGTCGATGCAGGCCGCCACGCGCTGCTCGGTCTGGATGATCTCGTCCGCGAGGCCCGCGTCAACTGCGGCCTGCGCGTCGTACCACGTCTCGGCGTCCATGGCGGAACGCACGTCCTCAACGTCCATGCCGGAGCGTGCGGCGATGATGCCCGCAATGGTTCCGTCCACGGCCTCAAGGCGCTCTGCGGCCACAAGAAGCTCTGCCGCGTTGCCGCTCGTGTAGGTCCATGCGTCATGAATCATCAGCTGCGCGAAGTCGCTCATGATGACCTTGTCCGCCATGACGGCGATGTAGGAGGCCGCCGAGGCCGCGATGCCGTCAACGTATGCGGTGGTATCGCCCTCGTAGCGCTGGATGGCCGAGGCGATGCCGAAGCCCTCGTACACGTCGCCGCCGCAGCTGTCGATGCGGATGTCGAGCGGCTTGGGACTCAGCTCGTCAAGCGTCGCGGCGAAGTTCTTGGCCGTGTTGCTCGAATCCATGTCCCAGAAGTCGCTCCCGATGGTGCCGTAGAGGTACACCGTCGCGCGCTGGGCCTCATTCTTGATTTGAAACATTCGTGCCTCCTACTCCCGTCTGGCTCCCGTCTCCGGGTTCCTTCGGCTTCTCTGCGTTGGACGAGTTGAAAACGTTCACGGTTCCATCAGGGTTGACGGTTCCGTAGTTCAGCGGGAACAGCGGAAGCCCGATGCCCTCAAGCGGGTCGAAGTCCTCAAGGTCGCGGACGTCCTCGCGCGTGATCGCGCCCAGATAGCCCATCTCGCGGTAGTACTGGGTGCGGGTGGCGTCGTCGCCGCGCATGAGGCCCTGAACGCGGAACTTGGCCTGCGCGTTCGGAAGCCCGCAGGACGCGAGAACCGGCTGCAACGCGATCTCGATGCACCGCACGTCGGGCACGATGGTGTCAGTCACGTAGTCGATGTTGGACTGCTGCCCGCCGGCGTAGGTCGTCTGGTCTCCGTCGTAGACCTTCCAAGGGGGAACGTTGCAGGCGCGGCACACCTGATGCAGCACCCACTTCTGCTGCTCGATGACCGACGCGTCCTTCATGGTCTGCTGGTCGGCGACCCACTTAGCCCCGTAGCCGAAGATGGGCGCGCGCCCCGCCTCGGTGATGCCGCTCTTCATGTCGATTGCCGTGCGCAGGGCGCTCAGCTTCTTCTCGTCGTTGATGACGTTCCCGGCTGGTAGCTCGACGTGGCCCAGATGGTGGTTCCCGTTGCGGAGCATCGAGCGGTAGAACCGCTCAAGGTCGAGGCTCAGGCCGATCTCCTCGGCTGCCAGCTTCGCGAGCGACTTGCCCTTGATGCCGTCCTTGGTCACGTGCGTGCAGATGTTGACGACCTCGTGGTTGAAGTACGTCCCTGCGGGCACGTGGTCATCGCCCGGCGATACGGTGTAGGTGGTGCGGTAGCCCTTCGGCGCGTCGCGGTCATAGTTGTGCTGCACGGTCGCGGTGATGGGCCAGATGGCCTCGATGCGCCCACGGTTCCACTCGATGAACCAGTAGGCGTTGCCGAACGTGTCACGGCGCAGCACCGTCCACGCCATGAGCGCCGGGGCGGTCATCTCCTCGTTGGCCATGCCGTTTAGGAGCTTCGCGAGCGGATGGTTGGTCAGGCGCTCCGATCCGCTGCGCCTGTGGTTGACCACGCTGAACGGAAGAGACGCCATTGAGCGCGCCTTGGTCTGCTCGCACGCGGCGTAGTCGATTGACATGAGCGCGCCGTAACCCGCAGGCGTGGGCGCGAAGCCCGGCGGTAGGTTGACGCGAACAACGTCGGAAAGCTCCGGCTCCTCGCCGCGCTTGTAGAACATGTCGTAGAAACGTCCCATGCTGCCCCTTTCTTCTGGCGGCATGGTACGGGCGGCGTGAGATTAGTAGATTTCCGGGGCGTCCTCGCTTCCCGACACGAGCTTGTTGTAGGCGAGCGCGGCTATAGCCAAGGCGATAGCGCCGTCTATCTTGGACTTGCGGGAGTCCTTGCCGAAGCGCGTGCCGTATGGCTCGCGCTCCTCCTCCACGGTGTTCTCCAAGTGCTGCCGAAGCTTCCTCTCGCCCTTGAGCTTGAGCCGCCTGTCCTTCACGAGGTTCATCACGATCGAGGTCGCTTGGCACATGGTGGCGTTGTTCTGGGCGAAGGACACGGTCTCGATGCCGTAAACGTCGTTGAGCTGGCTGCTCATGACGATCATGCGGTTCGGGTCGATGCCAACGACCTCCGGGTAGTGCTCTTGGCACACGCCAGCCACAAGCTCCATGATCTGGTTGAGCGGGTAGTGCCCGGTGTCCTCGTCCGGCGTGTCGAATATCCAGCTTTTCGTGTAGCCGACCATGGTTCCGCGCTTGTTCTTGCGCTCCTGATAGGCAACGATGGCGTAGGAGTCTCCGGCCGTAGCGCCGTCGATGCCGATGGTGAACGGACTGTCGAAGTCGAGCTTGTTCGGCCCGCGCTCGCATCGGTCGAGCTGCGCCGTGGTGAAGCACGAGTACGCGTCCCTGTCGGACGGGAAGCGGTTGGCGGTGTAGCGCTCGAACGACCTCTTGGACGTGGCCATGCCGCGCTGGTCTTGGATGCTCTCCCACGTGACCCAAGAGGCGCACATGAGCGGTTCCCAGCTCTCGCGCTTGTCGATGTCCGCGCCGTCATCGAGGCCCAGCCAGTAGAGGTACATGCCGGGGTCGTCGTCGGCCTTCTGCAAGGTGTCCCAAAGGAAGCCCTCGCGCGCGTCGCCTGCGGTGGTGATGCCGATTGAGAGCGGGTTCCAGAGCACCTTCTGGCCCTTGAGGCCGGCGTCCCACACCTTGCTGTCCTTGTAGACGTGCAGCTCGTCAAAGATGAGCACGTTGAAGTGCCAAGACTCAAGGGCGTCCGGCTTGTTGGGAAGCACCATGATCTTCGCGCCGGTCTCGTTGTGGGTGATGACGTCCTTGCCGATGTCCCACTGGCTCTTCCACGTGTCGTTGAGCTTTATCATGGTGGCGATCTTCTCGAAGATGTTGCGCACCTGATCCTTAGAGCTTGCAACCACGCCGTACTGCCCGTTGTGGATGACCTCCATCGTCGCTACGGTGAGAACGGTCGCTGCGGCAAGCTCGGTCTTGCCGTAGCCGGAAGGTAGGCCGATTATCACGCGGCGGAAGCGGCGCTTGAACCGCCCGCCCTCCATGCTTCCCGTTGCGAATATCGGCTTCCAGATGTTCTCGCGCTGGAAGGGTTCGAGCAGGAAGGGCTTGCCGTAGTAGCTGTCGTTGGAGACGTGGTGGCACATGGAGGAGAGGCACTTCTCGTAGTCGCGCGCCATGATTAGGCCCTCGCGCGAGTACGTGGTCTCAGTCCTCCGCATCCTCTATCACCACCTCTGATTCCGGCAGCTCGTAGGCCGCGTCGATGCTCTTGAACATGGCTGCGGTGTCCGCCGCCGTCTTGGTCGCGGTCGCGTCCATGAGGCCGATGCGCGATCTCGCCAAGGGCGAGAGACCCAGCATGTCGGACAGCGCGCGAATCTCGGCGCTCGCCTCCTTGAGGATCGTGAGAGCCGGGTTCTTGCGCACCAAGGGAATCTCGCGCCCGTCGGCGTTCTTGAAGGGCTTGACGCCTATCTTGTCGAATATGGCTATCTTGCCGTCCTCGGAGTGTATGGCCTGCTCGGCCTGACGCGCCACGGCGTGCCAGTAGGTAAGGAGACGCAGCGTCGGGATGTCCTGCTCCGTGAAGCTGTTCACCGGGGGCGCGAGCCACGCCCATATCTCGCTCTGCACGGGGTCTTCGGCTATATCCTGCGGCATGGGCACGCCCGAAGAGCCATCGCGCACGGCGAGGCCGTAGGAGTCCGAGAGGCCCCGGCGTATGGCGTTGTGCTTCGGCTTCGCGCCCTTCACAGGCCCTCACCCCTCAGTGCGTCCTCGATCTTCTTGGCGGCCCTGCGCAGCTTCAGGCACAGGGGCGATGACGTGAGCATGGAGGCGCGGGAAAGGTCGCTCGCCGCCACGTGGGCGCGCTGCAAGACCTCAAGCACCTCGTCATCGGTCATTGATGCGGACGGGGTGGGAGCCTGAAGCTCGCCCGTGTAGGCGTAGCCTCTGGCCGCGCGCGAGCGGCACGTGGCGGAGCAGTACCGCGCCGTGCTTCGCTGGGCCTTGAACTCCCGCCCGCATATCTCGCACCGCTTAATCATCGCTATCGCCCGCTATTCCGAACCGCGCGGCAATGAACCTAGCGGTATCTGCGGAACCCCCCCCCCCTACACGATTCGGAGGATGTAATCGGGTACGTTGCGCAGCTTCGGGCTTCGCCTCAGTTTCGCGAAGTGCTCTTCAGTTGGAACCGCCGTCTGTCCTCCCGGCGTCGTGCACAGGTAGTGCGATGCCATCTGGGTTCCGGTAAGCTCGTTGACCTCCTTGGCCCTTATCCCGGTTGACTTGAGCCAGCGGGTGAAGGCAAGGGTCTCCTCCTCGGTGTGGTAGCGCGTGTCGCGTTCGTAAACGGCGGCTTCTTTGACCATCTGAGAGGCGAAGGACTCCTTTGCGAGCATCGAGGTAGAGCCGGGAGACTGGTGAATCGCCTTGAAGCAGTGCGCTGTCCCAACCTCGCGCATTCGCTCGGTCGGTCTGCACTCTATTCCGTTAAGCATCGAGACCGCGTTGAAGCTGTTCCCCCTGAAGCCGGGAAGATCGCCGCAGCCGCAGCATGCGGTGCTGTCACCCATGGGGCGAAGGCGGTTCTCGGCGCAGAAGAATGCTAGGCCGTTGTTGTGGCAGGCGTCACGGATAAGCGCGTAGTGAGCCTCAAGCAGGTCCTCCGGGTAGCAGAAGTCGCCGCGAACCTTCACGAGCCCTTTCTTCCCGCGCTTGAACTTCATCCCCTCGACGGTAACGCCGTAGGCACCGGCCTCGGCGAAGCGTGGTATGTTCGCAAGGAACTCGCGCTTTAATCCGGTGATGTACGGTTGCGCCCTCACGATCACGCGGCGGCAGTTCCCCGCAAGCTTCGAGACCATCGAAAGCCGCTCCTCGAACGTTGGCGCGCCCGGCTCCATCTTGTCGTATGAGGAGCAGACCATCGAGATTTGAACGACGGCGTTGCACTTGCGAAGGAGCGAGATGTACGGCTCCTCGGTTATGAGCTTGCCCTTGGTCGATATGATGACCGGGTAGCCGGTCTCTGCGAACACCTTGAGGCATTCGAGCGAGGCCCCGGCCTTGCGCTCGATGGGCTGGAAGGGATCGGAAAGCCCGCCCCAGTGCAGCGGTATCTTCCAGTCGCACCACTTGGTGACCGCCGTGCGCTTTCCCTCGATGAAGCTCCTGAGCTGCTTAGCGCAGTTCTTCATCGTAACCTTCTCGATGTCCACCTTTGTGCGTGCGAAGCAGTACTTGCAACCATGGGAACAGCCGGAATACGTGTCGAGCCTGATGGGGTACTCGCACAGGACGGCCTGAGAACCGCACTCTACTCCCATTCCTCCGCCTCCTTGATGATCCGGGCGGAAAGCTCGTCGCGACCGATTGCCTTCACGTAGGCCTCAACGCTGTCTTTCACGTCGATGGGAAACACGAGCGAGAACGAGAACGTGTCGCCGTTCCCCTTTGTGGCGTTGGTCGCGAAGTCCTCCGTCATGAGGTCTTCGATTGCATCGACGATTGCGCCCTTGTACAGGTACTCATCGAAGCCGAAGGACTCCCAGTCGGCGTTCAGGTTGTCCATGTCCTCGGTAAGGGTCTCGTAGTCGAAGCCGCTTGAAAGCGTCGTCTGGTTGTGGACGTGCGTGTAGGCGCGCCGCTGCTCGTCCGTGAGGTGGTCAAGGGAGATAACGGGGGCCGTTTCGATGCCCAGCTGCTTCAGCGCTAGCACTCGCCCGTGGCCCTCAACGATCTCAGGCTCTCCGTTCTCGTTGTGCCACACGGCAATGGGGTCGCAGTTGCCGAACTCGCTTATCGAGGCGGCTATCTGGTCTACCTGCTTCCTCGTGTGGATTTTCGCGTTGTTTGCGTACGGAACGAGGGTTTCTACGGGCGTTTCCTCGATCTTTAGGTCTGGCATAGGGCGCAAAACGGCCTCCTTTCGTAGGGTGAAAGGAGGCTATCGCGGGTGTGAGATTTAGCGTTGCGTTTTTTGGCGTCTTAGCGTTGCGCCCTCGCTCAGGCCCCCGAACCTCCAATTTCGTGGCGATAGACGCCGTGGGGTTGCGCGCGGGGTATGAGGAGGCGTTTCGGGTTTTCCAAGGGGTTAGGGGGTCTTGCGCCTGAGCTTGGCGTCCTTCAGGCCGTGGCAGCTCTTGCAGCGCAGGGCTAGGTTGGCCGGGTCGTTCGTGCCTCCCTTGCACAGCGGCACGATGTGGTCGACCTCTCCTCCCATGCCCGCAGTCCTCCACCGCCTGCCGTCGTGCCATGCGCACACCCTGCCGCAGTCGGTGCACCTGCCCTTGGTTCGGTCTATCGCCTGCTGCCTGGAGGACTGGTACTCGGCGCTCGCGTAGTTGCTGCGCCACGGCTCGCGCTTGGCCCTGGTCTTGTCGCCCTTGGTCGGCTTGCGCTTAGGTCGCGGCCTGCATGCGCAGCGCTGGCCCGCCGGGACTATGCGCCCGCAGTGCGGGCAGTACGTGCGCATGCGGCTCATTGCCCGGCCTCCTTCAGCAGCCTCTTGGTCTCGTGGATGGTGATCTCAAGCGCCCGCGCTATCTCGCCCAAGGTGCAGCCTATGCGCCGCATCCTCTGGGCGTGCTTGGCGAGCTGCCTTCTTGTGCGCTCCTCGTTATCCATGAAGCGCCCCCGGCTGGCTGTTCTTGCTCGTGAGGTGCCACGCATGGCAGTAGGGGCAGCGGTACCAGTCCTGCCCGTACCGTGCCCCTACCCTCATCGCCGCGAGCTCGCTGCGGAAAGCAACCTTCTGCGTGCATGTGCGGCGCTTGCGCTTGGTGCGCCTTCTCTTGTGGTGCCTGCTGTTTCCCATGGCCATGCCTCCTTTGGATGGATGGTATGGCCAGCGAAAGATGCTAGAGCCTTCCGCGCTCCCTGTTGCGATCCTCGCAGTCTCGCATGGCCTTTGTCAGGTCGCGCACGCCATATGCTGCGGCGAGGTTCACGCACGCCTGTATGGTGTCGCAGCACTCGTCAACGATTCGATCCACGAGACCGGCCTCGGTGTTGTCCAGCGTCGGCCCGTTCTCGCGCCATGCCTGCCAAGCGCCGAAGACCTCGGCCGCCTCTTCAAGCGGCTTGAGCGCCTGCGCCTTGCTGGCCTCAAGGTCTCGGAACACCGCGACGCTTCCTATCTCGACACGTTCCATACGCACCCCCGGCAAGTCTCGTCGTTCTCGTCTTGCGCGTCGATGAGGTGGTCGTTGATCCAGTTGGCGCACCTCTCCGTGTCGCAGGTCTTTCCCAGCTCCTCAAGCATCTGGTTCTGGCACACGCCGTAGTCGCAGCACACGTAGAGGAACCGGCACCCGTCCCAGCTCTCTCCCTTTGCCATCACTGCTCCTCAACGATCACGATGCCGCCGTTGATGGTGTAGCGCTTGCCGTCGAGGTCGAACAGGGTGCGGTTGTCCTCGTACTGGATGTCTATCTTCCCCTCGTAGGTTGTCAGCAGCTCGCCGGTGTTGGTGTAGACCTCTACAGTTCGCTGCATGCCACCCGACACGTCACTCGAAACCGTCTTGACGGCGCGCGAGCACGATGCGCACCCGCTCAACCCGCACACCGCAACCAGAGCGACCGCCGCGATCGCTGCGGCCAAGATGATCTTTACCTTGCTCATTCGTCAACCTCCGTGTACTTGTTGCAAACCTTGCAGTCGTGAATATGGAAATCGCTCGCGATGATCTCCTGCTTCTCGTCGCAGAAGAAGTCCCCTTCGCAGATGTAGAGGCAGTGCTCGCAGAACTCGCAGCTCTTTTCTTGGTTCGCCATGGCTACGCCTCCAAAGCCTTGAGCGCCCGACGTGCATTGTCCGTGAGCTGCCGCTGCCACGCTCCGTTCTTGGGCGACCACCTGAACCCGTTGGCCTTGAGCTTCGCGCGGGTGTCCGCCTCCGGCTTGCCGTCGAACACGAGCTGAAGCCGCATGATGTCGGCGTTCTCGACCACGGTGCAAGGCTCGCCGTTGATCTCGGTCTCGCGGTCTTCGGTGCCGGCCTCCTTCTCGCGCTGAAGCTCGGCGATGCGCGCGCGGGTGCGCTTGATCGTGGCGAGGTTGTTCGACAGCTGCCACGACGGGAAGGGCTGGCTTATCCCGAAGCGCTCCATGTCGTGCCTGACGTTCTCGGCCTCGTCGTGGTCTACGCCGTCGAAGCCATCAAGCGTGCCGTGCTTGCGGTAGTGGGCGTTGGCGCGCTTCATCATGTCCTGACGATCCTCTAGCCGCTTGGCCTTGGCCTCAAGCTTTTCGAGCGCGTTCGGGTCGCCCGCTTGGATGCCGCCGGTTCCGATGGACGAGATGCGGCGCTTGATGCCCATGACCTTCTCGTAGCGCTCCATGTGCGAGCTTCGGCGGGCGTTCTGGCGCTCCTTCTTGCGCACGGGAAAGTTCCCGCCGCCCGAAACGAGGATGCTTGGGCACATCGCGTCGATGCGGTAGCCCTCGTTCAGCCACTCGGCGTACTTGCGTGCGAACCTGTCCGCGAGCGCGTAGGCCTTCTCCGCAAGCTCCGGGAAGCGCTCGGCCTGCTCATCGGCAATTCGGTAGGCCTCGTCCACCTGCGCGCGGTAGCCCTCGGTCTCGCTGCCGGCCTTGAACTCGCGCATGCTGTTCGCCTCGTGCGCCGCGCGGGCCTCGGCCTCGTTTATCTCGTAGTACCTTGCCATGATAGAATCCTTTCGTCCGGCGGGGCCTAGCCGCCAAGCTCTCGGCCCCGCCCGCATTGTCAACTCAACCGGCGATGATGTCTCTGACGAGCATCACGATCTGGTAGCACAAGAACACCGTCAGCCCGTCGAGCGCCAAGCACGCCAGCACGAGGAATAGACACCCCATGCAGCCCATGGGCTTGCTCTCCTCGGTGATCCCGGCGCGCCACTCGTCCTTGCTCAGGTTCATCGCGGCTCACCATCGATGACCGTAGGCAGCACATCGCTCGCCATGTCCATGCAGGCCTCGCACCTCGTCCAGTCCGGCTCCGGCCCGCTGACGGCCTCAAGGGCCTCGGTGAGGTGCTTGCGCGCCGCGTCGATGCGGATTCGCGCCTGCTCAACCTTGGTGTCTTTCATCGTGTCTCCTTTCACGCCATGACCGCGAGCGCGCACAGGAACAGCAGCCCGATGGCGAGAAGCTGTAGCGTCTTGAGCGCCGCGTAGATGATGGCAACGGGTAGGCTCACCGCCGCAGCGATGGCGATTGTCACTAGCGCTTTCCTCACTCGTCCCCCTCGCTTTTCGCTGCCTCCGCGTCGAGCTTGTCGGCGTACTCAAGGAGCCGCTTCTTGAGCAGATCGAGGCCGAAGCGCTCAAGCTCCTCCGCGCGATACGCCGGGAAGTAGTTCCCGGTTCTGGGTTTCTCTTCGTCCTTGCAGACGCGAGCCTCGGCGAGGTTGCGTCCGTTGTCCCACAAGTCCATGACGAACGTCTGCGTCCCGGTGCGCAGCTGGAACGGCCAGATGCGGGTATCCACGCTCATGGCCTCATCGCGGCTCCACCCGACGCGGATTCCCGCGACCTCGCGCAGCCCTTCTTCGGTCGCGGCCTTCTCCCGTATCTCCTCAGCGGTAAGCCCGAGGCTGTTTTCGCTGCGGCCGAAGTCATAGGAGTCCTTCACCGTGAGGTACGCCGTCTCGAACGGCTCGTTGAGCTTGTAGATCTGCACCTGCCTCGGCTCAACCTCGCCATCCGGGCTTTCGCCCTTCCTGGCATCGGACTCCGCCGCCTCGCGCTCAAGCTCGGCGATGCGGTCGCGAAGCTCCTCGTTCTCCTTCCGGGCCGCCTCAAGCTCGGCCAGCACGTACTGTTCGCAGTTCTTGATTTCCATGTCAGACCCTTTCCCTGATGGTGATGATCCTTCCGGTTTCCCGGTCTTCTATCTCCCAGCGCCCGTAGTCGTAGAGGCCGGGATGGTGCGGCGGGAACAGCTTCAGCAGAAGCCCGTCCCACCACTGCTGCTCGAACTGGATGTTGTCCCAGACCCAGCGGGGAACGAATCGCGCCGCGCCGTGGAACCCGTCGTGGCACCCCGTGGTGCCGGAACCGCAGAGCGCGAACAGCGGGCTGCGAAGGCTCCACTTGCCGTTCGGCGTGACGAGGTTGAAGCGCTCGCCGCGCCCCCTCGGTATCACGTGGTGGCAGCTCATGGCGGGCTTGCCGCAGATGCAGCACCACTCCTGCGTGCGCTCGTAGTCCCTCGCTCCCTTGCCGGTGTATCGCGCGCCCACGTGGGGCTTTCCGTAAAGCTCGGCCCTCTCCAAGGAGTGGCCCTGAAGCTGTCCCATCGAGATCATCGGAGCCTCCTGTCCGGCCCAGTCACCTCGATGCGCTCGCAGGCCCCGCCGAGCCTTGAGGCGATGCGAGCGCCGGGCATGCCGCCCCAAAGCTCGCGCAGCTGCCCGAGGCTGTAGTTGCTCGTGACGATGGTCGGCAGCCCCTCGGCGGTTCTGGCGTCTATGAGGCCCGTGAGCGTCTCGATTGCCCAGTCGGTGGGCCTCTCCGCACCTAGGTCGTCAAGCGCCAGAAGCGGAACGGTCTCGGCCCTTCTCAGAGCGTCGCGGTCTCCTCCGTTGAAGCCGTCGCGGATGCTGTCCAGCAGGTGCTTGGCGCTCACGAGCTTCGCGGGCGGCTTGGTGCCCTTGGAGCGCTCGACGGCGACGCGCACCGCATGGGCCGCCGCGTAGGTCTTGCCGCGCCCCGGCTCGCCCCAGAGGTACGCGCCACGGCCCCGCTCCACGATCCTGCACACGCGCTCGCCGATGTCGCTCTGGGCGCGCATGTAGCCGCCTCGAAGCCCGGCCTTGCGCAGCCTGCACTCGCGGGCCTTGCGCATCATCTGGCGGTACTCGTCGGTCTGCTCGAAGGGCACGGGCTTGGCCGGTTCGATGCCCTCCGGCACGTCGAGGCCCTTGAGCGCGTCAGAGATTCGAGTACTCGTCATGGCTGGCCTCCTTCCTGTCGCCCTGCCGCTTCTGCCATGTGGTGCAAGCCGCCTGCCACGACTTCATGGGGTTGCGCCCGACCTTCCAGCCCTTCGACTCGTAGAACGCCACGAAAGCCTCCGGGTCGAACGTGTAGCCCTTCTCCGCGCAGTAGGCGCGAACCTCGTCAACTGAGGGCGGGACGAACCTCTTCTTTGGCTTGGTATGGTTTGGCTTGGTATGGTTTGGTTTGGGTTCGGCATCTTCCAAACCCCCGTTTTCGGTTTCCAAAACCCCCGTTCCGATGTAATCGCAAGCGAGGTTTGAGAACTCGGAAAGGGGGGTTTCGCTGTTTGCAAAGGGGTCTTTCGAGTCGCTTGAAGCACCCTTCTTGTTTCCGCGTCCCCCCGTTCCACCGCTCGAAATGGCGCGCTTGGAGTTGTCGATGTCCTCGCGCAGGCTCTCGAAGATGGCATCAAGCGGCCACTCAAGCTCAGGCTCGATGCCGTAGGTGCCGTACTGGGCCAAGGCCCAGAGGATCGCTCCTCGCTGCTCCTCCGGCACCTTGGCCACCGTTGCGGTGAGCTTCGGAAACCATGTGAACTTGGCTTCCTGCATGACCTAACGCTCCCAGTAGTAAGCGCCCTCAAGCGCGTTGACGGACACGGTTGCGCCGGTGCCGATAAGCGCCTCGATGACATCAAAGCGGAGCGCGTCCACCTCGGGGTGCTCAACGAGGAAGCACATGGCGATGTGCTGCAAGCGCTTGTAGCTGAACTCCGGTTCCTTGACCTCGCCGCGCTGGCGCTTCGCCGTCACGATCACGAGGACGGTCACCTCGCCGTCCTTCACAACGACGTCGGCGGTTCCCTCGTCGCACACGTACTTGCAAGCGCCCTCGGCCTTGAGGCCCTTGGAGTTCAGGTACGCGATGGCCGCGAGGTGCGCGATTGAATAGGTGTTCATGGTCTCCTCCTAGAACGGGCAGTCGTCGTCGTAGACGTCTGCGGGCTGATCCTCTGCGGCCTGCCCCGTGCGCTTGCCGCCTTGGAAGTCGATGTCCTCGCCGATAACCTCAAGCTTGCTGCGCTTCTGGCCCTCCTTGGTCTCCCACGTGTTCTGGCTCAGCCTTCCGGCGATGGTCACGTGGGAACCCTTGGCGAGGTACTTGGCGATGCTCTCGGCGCGGTTGCCGAAGAAGATCACGTCGACCCAGTTGGCCTTGTCCGACCACTCGCCGTTGACCTTCTGGCGCGTGTTCACGCACACCGCGAGGCTGCACACCTGCGTGCCCGACGCGGTTACGCGAAGCTCCGGGTCGCGCCCGAGGTTGCCGCTAATCGTCACTCGGTTGATGCTCATCCGTCTCCTCCTTGCTGTGGTCTGAGTCCTTGGCGATCTGCGCGAGGTACTTGCCCCACTCGGTCACCTGCCCAAGGGTCAGGTCGCCGGGCTGCACGTCCCCGAAGCTGGCCTTGTACCAGCTGTCGAGACCGCTTTCCTTCACGCCCTGAGCCATGCACTGGGCCTTGAGCTGCAAGCAGCGCGTGAGCCACTTCTTCTTGTCGGGTTGCGCCTTGGCTGTCTGAGCGGCCTTGGCCGTTCCGGTGGTCTTCAAGCGCGGGTCTTGCGGAGCGGTCTGCTGCACGTCGCCGTCCGTGTCCTCGTCGCCCACGATTGCGAACGCCTTGCACAGGCCGTAGCGCTTGGCGTAGGTCTCGCGCTTGCCGTACTCCTGCGGGTTGGGGTCGTACTCGTAGGGTTCCTCGTCAAGGAGGAGCGTCTCGCTCCCGTGCCCGACGATCGTCTGGATGAATAGGCAGTTCTCCCCATTCACGGTGCGCTGCGTGAGGAACAGGCCGTTCTCGTTGAGCGGCGGCTTGATGGCGTCGAGCACGTCATCAAGGGTCGCGTAGGCGTACTTGCGCGTGCCGATTTGCCCGACGCCGTTCTTCTTCGGCGACACCATGGCCGCCTGAGCCTTCGCAAGAAGGCTGTAGATTCCTTCGTCCGCCATTGCTATGCCTCCTCCGTGAGCTTCCTGTAGTGGTCGCAGAACTGGCAGGCGGAGCAGTAGTCCATGCACTTGGGGTCTTCGCCGGGGCGGTGCTCGACGTAGAACTTGCCCTTGCCGTTGGCGCTCTCCTGCTCCATGCGGGCTTTCGCCTCATCCTCGCTGTCAAAGAGGCGGATGGCGCTCTTGCGGCCCTCCTTCATGACGGCCCACTTGCCGGCGCGGTGCCAGCGCTCGCTCTCGGTGCACATGGGCAGCTGGTCATCGGGAAGCTGCTCGGCGGCCTCGATCTCCTCGAAGCGCTTCACCAGCCATTCCCCGCACTGCCGAATCTCCTCGTCGGTGAAGTCCCACCCCACGCGCCAGACGGGGTGCTTCGGGTAGTCGGCCTTGTTCTTGGCGTCGCTCTTCTTGTGATCCTTGAGAAGCGCCACGATCTCGCCGCGATGGGCGTCGAAGCCTATCTTCCGCAGCATCCAGCAGTAGATGAGGGTCTGCTTGCGCCAGTCCCCAAGCTCCTCGTCATCCTTGGAGCCGAACACGGCCTTCCAAGCGGATGCGGTCTTGTAGTCGGTCACGGTGCCGGTGGCATCGTCGTACAGGTCGAAGATGCCGGACAGCTGGTAGCCGTTGGGCATGTCGATGACGAGGTGGTTCTCCTTCAGCTGCGTCTCGGTCTCCTCTGCGTTCTGAAGGATCTGGTGCACGGCGGAGCCGAAGATGGCCCACACCATGTCGGCCACGTCCTGCGTGATCTCTGCGTCGTGGCGGCGCTGGAGGATGGCCTCGCGCGTGCCCTTCAGAAGGGCGGTCACGCTGTAGCGCTTGGGCGTGTACTTGTAGTCGCTCTCCGCAGCAGAGACGAACGGGCGCGGAAGGTTCAGGGAGTTGGTGAGGTTCATGCCTAGCACCCCCCGAACAGGATGCCGAAGATAGCCTTCAGCTCGTCGCGCCGTTCCTCGATCTTCTGCATATCGCTGCGCGCGTTGGCCAGCGCCTTCTCGGCAACGTCATCGGGGTACTTGGCGATGATCGCCTCGCAGATGGCGATGGTGTTGTACGCGGACTGGCACATGTCAACGTCGGCGCTGCGGGTCTCGTCCGCATCGTGGGTGAGCATGAACACGATGTTGCTCTCCACAACGCCTGCGGCCTTGTGGAGGTTGTCGTGCAGGTCGTGCATGTCGACGCCGCTCATGATGTTGTCCTCGAAGTACTTCATGGTTAGTTGCCCCCTTCGGTGAGCATGTGGTTTTCGTCTTCAATGGGGTCGTAGATTTCGCCGGTCTCGGCGTCCACGTTGGCGGGGCGCTCCTCGTCAAACGGCAGCGGCTCGGCCTCGTACTCGTCGCCGAAGTCAAGCTCCTGCTGCTCGCTCGAGATGGTCAGAACCACGGTGCGGCCCGCCTGCTTGATGACGTCGAAGGCGCCTGCCGCGTCGGTAAGCACCTCGAGCTGAAGGACGGCGACGCCGCCCTTGACCGTGGCCTGCTTGAAATGAGCCTTGATGGTTGTGGCGCTCATTTGGCCTCCTTCTCGTATCGTTCGCTGTAGTACTCGACGCGCACCCGGATGAGGCACTCGTCGCTGTATGGGGTTCTTGGGTCGAAGGTCACGCCGAGCTGCGTGATCTGGCAGTCATCGCGGTACGCGAGCCCGTTGAGGCTGTCGCAGATGACCTTGGCCAAGTTGTCCGCATCCGGCTTCATGAGGTCGGGACGCCCCGCCCAGTACTTGGGGTTGCTCTTGGCCAAGGGGCGCTGAACCTCGATGAAGACGCGCACCTCTGTGGCGAAGTCCCTCCAGCGGTCGCCGACTGCGGCCTCCCACTGGCGCTTGATGGACTTCTCGGCGTGCCGGGTCTTGTCCGGCGTGTAGGTGCGGAACCGCTTGGTGTCGAACTTCGGGCGCTGCTTGGTGGGCACTTCCGGGAAGCACATGACGCACTCGGCCACGCCGACGCGCTTGGTCTTCCAGCTCATCGGAGCACCGCCGTCGTGTAGCCGTCGGCGTCGCTGCGCGCGACCCTCATGCGGATGGTCTTGTCATGCTCCATGGCGATGCGCGCCAGATACGGGGCGAGGTGGTTGGGCAGCTCGATGCTGAACTTGATGCGCATGCCGTAGAGCGCGCGGTTCGGGCTTGCCTTGCCGTCGTGGGTGCGGGCGCACTCAGCTCGGGCGTTGTCCTTGTACCACCCGAACTCGACGGGATGGGCCTTCACCCATGCGCGGGCGTCAGCCATCCGCTGCTCGCCCTTGGGGTCTAGCCCCGGAAGGGCCATCTGGTTGTCCGGGGTCTCCATCTTCCTCATGCGACCATCCCCTGTGCGGTCGCAACCGCAGCGTCCATGGTGGGGATGACCCAGAGCCACAGGATCAGCCCGCACACGAGCGCCGCGACGCCGACGCCAAGAAGAAGCCCGGCCTTGAACGCCCGCATCTGGTTTTCCCGCTCGATTTCGGCAGGTATGCGCATCGTCTGAGCCGGCATGCGGGTCTGGCGTGTTACGCTGTTCGTGGCCTGTCGGCCGTTCCGGGCGCTCAAGTTGTGGTAGACGGGGGTGCCCGGATATTTCTTTTGCTTGGTCACGTTCTCTCCTTTCCGATGTTTCCGCAGTTAACTGAACGGTTCTCATTTACTTCTCAGTTTCTTGAGCGTTTTCTTGTGCCTATGCTTGGCGCTGTATAGGCGCTGGCGCTCGCGGTTGACCCTCTCCTCCCGCCTCACCTCCTCTTCCAACTCGCGCACCTCTTCCGCGATCTCCTCGTTCCGCAGCTCCTTCGAGCAGGACGCGCACCACCCCGTCTTCGGGGAGAGAGGCTTCCTGACGCGCATGCCGCACTTCGGGCACTGCCAGACCTTGCGGAGGGAGATTCCGTATCGGCTGGCCTGAACCTCGACGGCGTGGGGCGAGCACCCTAGGGCCTCGGCTACTGCCTCCGCCCCCTCGTCTGCGTGGTCGCTGAGGTACTTGAGCTTTTTGGTAGTCCACTTCACCTGACCGGCTCACCTTCTTCGAGCCACCTCAGGTAGAGCGCAATGAGGGTTTCGCGCATGTACTCGATGCGTTCGCTTGATTCCATGGCGAGTTCCTAGCAAGACAGCTGAACGACCGCGAGCTGATAGAACTCGTCAAGGGACATGCCGAGGGCGCGCGACAGGTTGAAAGCCTCTGAAAGGCTGAACTCATTCGAGCCGCGCATCTTGTTAAACAACGAAGAACGGCTCATGCCGAGCTTGTCGGCAAAAGCTCCCATCGTAATCTGGTTGGCCTCGACATACTGGCCTACCTTCTCTTGCAGGGTCATGCTTCTCCTTTCTCTCGCGTACAAAACTTTGTACGCCCTTTAGTATTGTACAAAGTTTTGCACCGTGCAATACTTTGTACGTGTAAATAATTGGACTCTAGGAGAGGCGTGTAATGGAGTACCGGGATGTGCTAGCGCACTACCTTGAGCAGAAGGGGATGACGCCCGCCGAGCTTGCGCACGCCATTGGCTCGCCACGGTCTACGATCAACGCGCTTTTGAAGGGAAGGGCAAAGGAGCCAACGCTGGGAAAAGCGAAGGCTATAGCAGACGCCCTTGGTGTTTCTCTTGAGGAGATGGCGCAAATGACATACGGCGGTGATGGCAAAGATGCTTGATGAAAAGTTTGCAGTTGAGTGGTGGTTTGAGGACAAAAGCCCTTGGGTCAATTGTGGTGATCGCCTGTTTGAAAGCAGCTGTACGAGGTCTGTTTACGATGATGAGAGCAGAAGCTTTAGTGATGTGGTTGCCCTCGGCCTTTTTACGCCAGATAACGAGCTAGTTGGATATGTCCCTAAAGAACTAGAGGCTTCAGCACGAGACGCAATGTCATCAGGCCTTGAAACGGTCGTTGTTGAGGAATACGACGGTGAGCTGAACTATGCCCCTGTTGTTCGCATGACAGACTCAGAAGCAAGAGGCGCCGAGCTAAAGCAAAGTGAAGACGCTTCAAAGAAAGGCACCAGAAGCGCTTATCTTTTTGCCGCGCTTGTCACCCTTGCCATATGCGCCGTTATCGGAGTTGTTCTTGGGAACCTGATAAGCGCCATAGGATAAAACGAAAGCCCCGGTGCGTCCGCCAAGACACATCACCGGGGCTGCAAACAAAGGCCTCGAAAGGAGGCATGAACATTATGTCACAGAAGACCGCCGTTCTCTACGCGCGGTTCTCGTGCTCCAAGCAGCGCGAGGCGTCCATCGAAGACCAGCTGAGGGTCTGCCGTGACTGGTGCTCACGCGAGGGCTACGCCATCGTCGCCGAGTACTGCGACTATGCAATTTCAGGGCGCACGGACGACCGCCCGCAGTTCCAGAAGATGATCGCCAACGCCGGCGAGTCCGACATCGTGCTCGTCTACATGATGGACAGGTTCAGCCGCGATCCGTTCGACGCCCCCATATACAAGCGCGAGCTTCAGGCCCACGGCGTGAGGCTTGTGTCCGCCCTTGAGGCGATACCGGACTCGCCCGAGGGCATCATCTACGAGAAGCTACTTGAGGGCCTTGCCGCGTGCGAGTCCCGCAAGACCTCGATACGCTCCCGCCGTGGCATGGAGGGCAACGCCCTTCAGTGCAAGACCAACGGCGTGCGGTGCTTCGGCTACAGAACCGGCGAGGACGGGCGCTATGAGATCGTGCCGGAGGAGGCGGAGATAGTCCGCGAGGTATTCCGCCGCAGGACGCACGGCGAGTCCGTCAACTCGATAGCGATGGACTTGCGGCAGCGCGGCGTCGTGTCGAGGGCGGGCAACCCCATAAAGGACACGTTCGTGAACAACATGCTCCACAACGACAAGTACCGGGGCATCTACTCGTGGGGCGGGATAACCCAGAAGGACGGCATGCCGAGGATAATCAGCGAGGAGGTCTTCATGAAGGCTCAGAGGGTGAAGGGCAAGAAGCAGCGCCAGAACGAGCAGTGGGGGGACTTCGCGCTCTCCGGGCGCGTGATCTGCTCGGCGTGCGGGCGCAACATGCGCGGGGTGTCGGGTCGAGGCTCGTCCAAGCGGAAGTACGAGTACTACGCCTGCGGCAGCTGCAAGGAGGTGAAGCCCGTCCGCCGCGACTGGCTTGAGGGGCAGATCGTGAAGGCATTGAGGGAGCTGCTGTCGCAGCCGGAGGAGGCGCGCAGAATCGCCGAGATGTGCGTTGACGGCGGTGAGCCTAAGGAGATAGCCGAGGGGCGCAAACGGGCCGCAGCGGCGCTGAGAGCCGCCCAGACGGGCCTTTCCAACATCCTCAAGGCGGTGGAGCAGGGCATCGTGGTTCCGGGAACCAAGGAGAGGGCCGAGGAGCTTGAGGCGCAGAAGGATCGCGCCGAGCGCGAGCTTGCCATGTACGACCGAAAGCGCATAGACCCGGAGAGCTTCGCGCGGTTCCTTCAGTTCGGGGCAACGCTCACCGACGAGCTTCTCCTTGACGCCTTCGTGTATCAGGTGATGGTGTCTGACGATGCCGTCGTGGTAACGATGAACTTCGACGCAGAAAGCAACGAACCCGCAAGACTTGAGGTCTCACGGGTTCGTACTTTTTTCAAATGGTGCCCCCA